ATTTAACCCATCTATCGCCTATAACTTTAACATCATCATTTATTGATTTTTCTTTAGCAATATTATCGTCTTTGTCATTGGCTATTTGTGTTTGAAGAATCTCGTAAGCATCTGTATCCATCCAACCTAGAACTTTCATTTCTGCAAGCTGTTTTTCTTGATTTTCTAATGTGTCTGTATAGCCATTAACAGAGGCTTGTTTTCCTACCCAGTTTGTTGCATCAAGTTCTTTTTGTCTTTTTAAAGCAATATTAGGATCAGTTGTTGTGCCTGAGACTTTGTTTGCATTAATTATTTGTGCTTCTGAGTTTTTCATAGAAACAGAAGTTTCCATTAATTTTTGTGCGTATTCGGTAAATCCATTTTGCATTAAATCATTTGCTGCTGCTATAGCAGTTTGTGAAGTAGTTATGTTTGTATGTCGACCTAATATAGCTTTTAATTTATTTGCATTTACAACTTCAGGTTCTTCAATATTTAACAGACCACGAACACCTTGATTGAGTCTTTCACGACCACTAGCAGCTAATGCAACTGCGCCCCTTCCTGGAGTTAACTGTGCTGCTGCTAATGCTTGCGCTCTTCTTTTATCGGCAAGTAAATTAGTTGTGTTAAAAGAGTCATCTAATAATCCCATAATATTCTCCTATCCGAATAAGCCACTAAGTATAGTTCCAGCACCAGGAAATACAACATTTCCAGCTAATCCTAAAATATCTGCTAAAGCGCCTCCACTTTGTGCTTTTTGATCCATTTGATTGTTGTATGCAGTAGATAAACCTTTTCCTGGAGTTACACTTACCCCTAAAGATTTTGCATCTGCAACGCCTTGACTTGCAACAGCATCACCGCCATAAATATTACTAATTGCAGAATTTTGATTATTTATAATAGCGTTTCTCATATCTTGACCTTGTGCTACATAACCTGCTCGCTCATTAGCATTAGAAAAATTTTGTTGTTGAACTGTTTCGCCAAATAAAGTATTACCTATAGTAGAAGTGTCTATACCTCTAGCGTTCATCATTTCTAATATTGCAGCTTTTTCTTTATCTTGGGCTGCATTTCTACTACCTGAAGTTTGGTCATACATATAATCAGCATATTCATAAGCGTTCATATCTCCTAACTGATTGTTATAACCTTCAACTTGGTTATACATGCCTGTTAACATTCCTTCCCTTCTGTCACTAAATTTTTGTTTTATTGTTTTAGTAACAGGATCAAAATAAGTCTCAACATCACCACCAGTAACATTACCTGCTTGACCAGCAGCAATTTGTTGGTCTAATATAGCTTGGTTATCTGCTACATTTTGATTGGATAAATTATTTCCATAGATATTTTCAGCAATTCCACCTAGTGCGCCAAATAAATTATTCCCAATAGGATTTATTAATTTTTGTTTAGCATTTCCTATTCCAGATTCGTCTGGTCTAAATTTCATTCCGCTTGAACCTGTATATCCATAGTCTTGCATTGGCATATCTTAATCTCCTGTTATGCTGTTAATTAACCTGTTCGTTTCCACATATATACTGTGATATATGGTTGTATGTTGTTGTGTGCTGCACCATCACCTGTAGCTGCTGAAGTAACACTTACTGCTCCTCCATCTCCTGCGTTAAAACAAGGATGAACTGGGCCACCTCCTCCAGATGTATTTGACTTTGGGTGCGTTACAACATGAGTGTGTGAAGGTAATTCAGCGGTGCTTAATGTGTGTGTTTCATGTCCGCCTGTTTCATTAAGACCATCAAATGTACCGCTAGAATGGACACCTACCATTACTCTACCGCCACCATAAGCTGCCCAAGTTCCAAATCCAAGAAGTGTATTAGGATTAGTGGCTACTGCTGCATTAAAATAAATAGAGCCAACTGGATATACTAAGGCGTTAATAGTTGCTGCTGTTACTTGAACTTGTGCATCATTAGCAGTTTTAACAAAAGCTGTTGAAGCTAATTGTGTTGTGTTTGTTCCAGCATTAGCTGTTGTGGCACTAAAGGCTTCTGCAGCATTACCGTTAATATCTGCTTTGGTGTTTACTGCTGTTCGTACTGCTGAAAACTCTGTATTAAAGTCTGCACCAGATATTACTTTGTTTGCATCAGAGTCAGCCAGAGCATCCTTGCCAGACCATGCAACTGCAATAGTATAATTACTCATCGTATTTTTCCTTGTTTATGAAGAAGTGTTAAATCTTGTAACGAAGCATCAAACCCATTGGATGTAATGTCTATTTCTATTTTTAGATTTTTAGCCGAACCTGTAAGCGGTGTTTTATATTCATGTAATCCAAATACAGGTTTAAATGTAGATGAACTAGGATGGGTTGCTGCAACATGAGTATGGGTAGTTGATGTTGCTCCATATAAAGAACTAGAAGCACCCCATAATGAAGTTGATCCTGTAGTTACTGGATTTAAAGTAATCTGCGTGGTATTGCTTGGCGTAGGACTGTAGTCTTTATACCACTTTAAACCTAAGTTAGCACCAGAGCCACCTTCAAGAACTAAAAACAATCGTTTTAATAAAGAAGCTGATACTGACTGTCCTAAATTAACCCAGGTTGTTGCAATACTGCTTGTGTATGGCGCATTAGTAACTGTTGTTCCGTTAGCTGCTAAATCTGCATCATAGTAGCCATCGTAAGTAGCTATACTGCCATCTTTTTGTCCAACTAATAAACCATATAAAACGGTATAAGCCAAACTAGCTGGCTCTCTGTCTAAATTAAAAGTCCAGGTTGTAATCCGTGGGGCGTTGTTTGGCGTGAAATGTTTAAAGTCAAATACATAAGTAATGTTAGAGCTTGGAAAAGACAAAATATAGATGCCTTCGTTTTCAACATACACGCTCTTAACATTAGTGTTCTGACCTATGTTTCTAATTAAAGTGTCTTTAATATTAACTGAGTAATCTTGTAAAGGCAATTTATCTTTTTCAGTAGTACGACCTAAAGATCGTAAGCCTGTACTTGATAAAAATACTAAATCATCACCAATTGCTTGTACTGAATCTCTACTAACGCAGCCAATGCCTTGAATAACTTCATTAAGAGCGATGCTTCCAATAATGGCTGGACTGTCATAGATTGCAATATTGTTTTTACCAAAGATAAC